CTCTTGGTGACGGTGCCAAGGTCGTTGCCTTCTTCGTCGCGGTCGGGTGTTTCGTAGACAAGGCCGGGGGAGACCAGCTCAGCTTCCTGGGCAACTAGGCCGATTTGGGTGTGGGTCTGGCCTTCCTTAAGGTTGTATTTGCGAACCCGGAAGGCTTTAATATCAACCCACTGGGAACCAGAATCGACAATGTTTTCTTTTAGCTTGATGTCGGAGATGCCGCCGTAGCTGTTGTTGGTGTTCTGGACGTTGCCGTTGCTGTAGACAACAAAGGTATCGACGCCAGTCGTAAATGCGGATCCCTCTGTAATGCTCCTTCGGCCAATAAACAGCGCGTAAGTGGTGCCAGCGCCTTGCGTAGTGCCAACAAACAAACCATTGTTGGTTGTGCCAATCGCTGTTTCACCAAGGTTTGTTATTCTCATTCTCTCTAGAGGAGATGACTGAGAATCTCGCGTAGTGGAGAACTTTAAAAGCCCTGGATAGTCATTTGTTCCAGGTGTTCCATCGCACTCAGCCTCGATTTGGGCAAACCTGCCAACATTGTCAGCAAAGACAATTTGTCCAAGCACTGCCGTATTTACAGCAGTAACTGAACGGCTAAGTGAAATAATGCCCGCATTGCCAGCGCTATTGCCAACAATTTGCAATCTTGCGTCTCCAGCAGTAGTGACGCTGGAACTCGAAGACGTGCCAATCAGAGTCCGACCACTGGAGTCAACAAACAGCCTCCCCGACCCATTAGTTGAGATGGCTACTTGGTCTGCACCAGGAGAATAAATGCCGGTGTTCGGATCAGTTGTAAAACTGAAACTAGGAGCTGCAGCCGTACCAAGAGAAACAGCTTCAATTTGACCAGCAGAATCAATACGTAATCTTTCAGTTCCAGCCGTTGTAATAGAAACCTGATTAGCAGCTGAATTGTAAATACCAGTATCTAAATCCGAATCAAACGTAATGCTCGGAACTGCAGCTGAACCACTTGGAAAATTAGCGCCGACATTAACGTAATCAGCGCCAGCCAGAATTACACCGAAAAAGTCCGCCCCTGTACTCGGAGCTGAGCTGAAGATAATATTTCCCCCACTGATCCGAAATCCTTCGGTACCGCTGTCATCGGGTCGTTGAACGACACCCGCAACAGAAATTAAACATTGGTTGGAGTTGATTGGAAATGGAACTGGAGCGGCACCACTTACCAATAAAGGAAAAGATGTCGTTGAACTATTAAAAGAACCACTGATATCATCAATGTTGCGATACGAAGGTTGCGCAACTTGTAGATCGTTCCCTAAATACGGCACCGTTTTAGCTTGTAATCTCTATTGAATTATTCTAACTGACTTGTGTTTGGTCCATCAAGAGATGGTTTTACCGGCCATACGACCTCGGAAGGTTCAATTCCCTCGTACCTTTGTGGTAAGTCTCTTAAGAACTGACGATATTCCGCCCAGGCTGCTGGGTTGATTGTTGATCCAGGGGTCATTACCCAGTCTGTCGATTTTAACAAATAGTTTCTCTTTAAACGAATTGACTCCCAATCATCATCTTGTAAATTTAAAACAGCTTCTTCAAAAATTCGACATTCTAAGATTTCAAGTTTATTATTAATTTTTTCAAGTTCCTGCGCAATCTCTGCTTTAAATTGATTTAAAGCAGACAAAAACGCAGTTGCAGTTTGATTGCCGGTTAGGCCCATAATTAAGGGGTCTGCTCAAGGTAGCTGACGGCAATATCTAATGCAGCAGAAGTATCACTACGTGCCCGCAAAACATCACTAGACTCCATAATGACCTTGTTACCGCTGATAAGCTCAAGAGAAGATCCAGCAGGGACCGGAGCATTTCGAATCAAATAAACATCATCACCGGTATTAGTGACTAAATATACATCAACATTAGAACTTGTACCGGTCTTATTCGAAACAAGAACACTTAAGACAATAATCGTTGCAGTCGCACCTGCACTTAAAACATTAGTTGTTGTGTTGCTGACTGCATCGGTAACCAAGCTTGATTTGGTTTCGATTTTAAAAGTATTGGCCATATCAGCTTAGGGCAACAATAAGTGCAAGGTTTTCAGTGGAATTAAAGGCCCCTGTCACAGTTAAACCACCAGTGATGGAAACGTTGCCAGGGATGGTAACCGATCCAGATGAATCTATTGTAAGCCTAGCAACACCTCCTGTCACAAGTGCAATTTGATCGGCGCCAGTGCTAATGATACCTGTGTTTGGATCTCCGGCAAATTTTAAAGCGCAACTACTTAAAGATCCTAATGAGAATGCACTATTTGTCCCATTTTCAAGAAGAAGGGGGTATCCCCCAACTTGCAAAGCATCATGAACAACACAAGTATGCTTTGTAAGATCAACAGTAACTTCTCCTACAGCACCTGTAAAAGTCGCTGTTTCCGCTGAAGTTCCGCGCCGGAATTGTACTTGCGTTGCCATGATTCTATCCTAATGCAATTGCAATTGCCGTTGCAAAATCTTGAGTGGAAATCGTACCATTTTCATCTGGTACCGTCATTGTACGAGTTGTTGTGGTTGAGATGCCAGAGCATTCAAATGCCAATTGTTTTGTTGCGTCTGAATTATCTCGAACTCGAAACCCGTTATCATCCGTAATAAGAGCAGAGGAGGTAAGAGATAAAAGCCCAGCAATTGTGGTAACAGTACTGCCCAGTGCAACTGCAGTTGAGCCGATGGTTACTGAACTATTCTGAAGCTGGCTATTTGGAATGTTACTTGTACCGAACTCGCCGGTAGTACTGTTGTACGTAAGACCAGAACCTGCAGCTACAGATAAACTAGTCAGTAGCGCAACCGTACCAGCTGCATCTGGGAACACAATTGCTCGATCAGCAGTTGGATTTACAACAGAAAGTGTTGTTTCAAAAGTATCAACACCGCTTCCCTCAAACGTGATGCCAGAGCTGTCAAGAATGATGGAGTTTGCAGTGCCAACAGTACCGACGTTAATTGCAGAGCTTGTTACTGCAGTTAGACCATCAAGTGTTGTTGCCGTGGCACCTAACGAAATAGAAGTACTGCCAACGGTGACGCTGCTATTTGCTAATTGAGCGTTGGGAATAGCATTAGTCCCAAACTCGCCGGTAGTACTGTTGTACGTAAGACCAGAGCCAGTTGCAACACTGAAGTGAGCTCGTACATCAGCAGCACTAGGACCAGTGTAAGTAATTACTCCAGTACTATTGTCGTACGATAATGATCCATCGCCTCCAGTATCTGTAACTGAGATTTGTTGTCGAATATTAGAAGCAGTTACAACACTAAAGGTAAATACACCTGTGCTGTTGTCGTACGACAGACTACCAAAACCAGAACCGCTGTTCCCTGCACTAAAATGTGCCCGAACTTCTGTGGCAGATGGGCCGGTATACGTAATTACGCCGTTCGAATTATTGTAACTTAACGATCCGTCACCGCCAGAATCAGTGACAGAGATAGACTGCCGTGCTCTGGTATCTGTGTAATATAGATTTGTGCCCTCAGCAAGATCAGTTGTCGTGTTGCCAGCAAAATCTAGTTTGTCTGTAGGGGTATTTAACTCTTGAAAGAGTCCCCCAACTAGTACAATTGCTTTTTTCGTGGCCATATTAACTAAGAAGCACGGGGGGTTCTAATTGAATGGAAAATTCACTGGTTGATACAGCTTCTCCAACTCTAACGACATACTGACCTGGCGTATTCGGAACAGTAGTGGTGATGGTGCCAGCAGATGCAGCAGATAAGAAGTAATGATCTCCAGCATCTAAACCAGAAATTGCTTCAACACCTGTGACTAAAATTTTTACAATTTCGCCAGTGCTTTTTGTTGTATCTGCAAAGCCTACAACGTAAGCCTGATCCAATGTACCGCTTGCAATGGCTCTACCAGCAAGGCCGTCGGTGGTTCTTAGGTATAAAGCCTCCCCTTGAGAGACATTTTCAAAAACTTCCGCGTTAAATCCAACACGAAATGGAACAAAAGTAGGAAATCCCTCTTTTAAATCAATCAGGGCATCTACCAATCCACGATAATTAGGGGCATACGGTTCTCGTGTCATTGTGAAGCCATTTCCTTGCATCAAATCAACAAGAACCGCAATGGCACCTTCAATATTAGGTTCGTAACCGGTGCTCATTTTTGTTCTTATCTTGATTGTATTCTAAATCGTTAAATCCCTTAGAATAGTAAAAAAGACTGGTGGGATGACACCCGAATTAATTTTAGCTATTCTATCGGGTGCTGCAGGCGCGTTTGCTGGACTTAATAGAGCGTTAGCCAACTTTAATAAAAAAATTGAACGTAGATTTGAAGCTCTTGAGCAAGATCTTGATAATTTTCAAGACCGAGTTATACACGACTACGTCCTAAAAGAGGACTTTCTTCGCGAAATTCAAGCCGTGCATAACAAGTTAGATCGGATTTTAGACCATATCTTGAATACTGGGCACCGCAATTAAATCGCAATCCAGCTTGTAGTAGCTGATTTGTAAATAAAAAGCCCTGGAATAAGTTCATCATAGTGCAACTGTCCATTTGTCGGATTTACTGGCTTACCGTTACCAATTGATGCCACAGCATTAGGAGTTTGCCACGAGCTTCCATCAAAGATCTTATGGATATACGTACTGGATGTATCCAGCCAAGTCTCTCCCCTGCTTAAGGAGATATGCCCAACAGCGGGGGTGTTAGGAGGAGTAGAACCAATGAACGTGGGACCAACCTTTATAAGCCCTGTAGATGGACTGGCTGTGTTGTCAGCGAAATAAAGACCAGGGTCGCCAGGATTGTTGTTTAAGGTAAGTTCTGCAATTCCCAATCGAATAGGAAAAGGTCGATCGTGCAGAATACTGGATCGTCTAGATAATACCTGTCCTGCCATAATTTAAATGTTGATGTAAAAGCCGCAATCTACTTCCGTATCCTGGGCTGTTCTGGGACTATAAGTTTCACAATCAATTGTAGTCAATGATTGACTTGATTCAACCGGTTCTCCGTTTGCGTAGGTACCTCCATCGATTAAAATAAAATTAAATCCCTGACTGTAGTTAAATAACGGTTGATCAAGAAGGCCAATTTTTGTATCTGATATTTGAGTTGGCTCTAGATTGAATAACTTACTGATAACAGAGATTAGCCTGTTTGTATTGTTTACCAAAATCCCATCTCGATCCAAGCTACCATCAATTCCTCTGCGAATCGAATCCGTGATCAACATTGTAATCAATTCTGGATCGTAGTTTGCTATCTCTTCTGGCAAGTTAAAAGATCCAACAACTTGTCTGCTACCGACCCACTTTGAACCTTGTCTGATCAAGACTAATCGTTCTGCTGCTAACTGAATCTTTTTGATTTCTTTATCAAAATTGCGATAAAAAGTATCAAGATCGTCCCCCACCGGACGATCGTTTGGCTCTAATAACCATTCGTTAACGTAGGAATGTTCTTTTAAATTACTGACTGTGCAATAACCACTGGTTGTCTCACTAAAGGGATAAACAACCACAAAGCTATTTGGATTTGGAACACTCGTAATTGTATATTGGCCAGAAATGGCGTTGCCACTGGTAAAAGTAAGTTCAATTTTTGTATTTATAGTTAGATTGTGATTGGGAAAATCTACTGTAATGTTTGGTCCAGACTGAGAATACTTCGCAAGCAGTGCTAAGGGTTCATTACCTTCATCATGAACCAATGCAAACAATGCAGCATAAATATGCTTACACCAACGAAGTTGATAATACTCAAGATTGGTATACGACGTG